TACTGAGTGAAAGCAGTAGGCAATCATTTGTTCATTGTGAGAATAGTCAGAAGTAAATACGGTTGAAGTTGGTAATGCTGCTGTAGAATTAATTTTAGAACCACTTGTAAAAGACAAATAATCCAAAGTTCCATCAATAGCAGTAGTATATATAAACCAATTTGAGGTAGCTTGAAGTCTTTTTGTAATATATAATTCAGGAGCAGAACTTAATCCGTGTCCTATTGTATCAGATGCATTTGACTCATTTGTCCATTTCACAATACTAAAACCAGAAGCAGTATTTGCTCTAACATCTGCATCTATATCTCCTGAAGTATCAGTTACTGTAGTTCCTCCTGCATTCCAACACCAAGCTACATAATCTTCATTATTGGTGTTATATGAATTTCCTGCACCTACTGTGAAACCATTACTATCAAAACTTGTTATTCCAGCAGTAAAAGCATCAAGTTGCACAGATTGTGAATTAGTCTCCAAATAATTTGTCCCCCTTAAAGCATCTTGTAATCTATGACCATCATTCTGGTCTCTATTTTTTATCCAAACCCAATCAGGCCGGAAATGCGTAGCTTCTTGATACACTATATTAGAAGCAGTACCATTATGTGTGCCTCCTGTATCATTAGCATTCCCATCTAATTGGTATAAAGCAACCCCACTATTATCAGAAAATATATCTGTAGTAGATATTGTAGTAGATGCGTGTGTTTCACCATACAAGGTTGTTACTTCTGATGAAGATAATGCTTTGTTAAATAACCTTACTTGGTCAACAGTACCATCAAGATAGTTTACATTATTACCATCTTGACCAATCAATGTGTTAGTCTGTATTTGTGTGAAAGTATTAGCTTCACTTGTTATGGTTTGAGAAGAATTGTTTATGTAAAAAGTTATTGTCCCACTATCCATAACTAAAGCTATATGCATCCAAGTATCCGCAGTAGCACTATTTGTAGGTGTTCTTAAATTTGCTGCATTTGCATTGGAAGCATTGTACTGTGTACCTAAAGTTCTAAAAATGTAAAATCTATTACTAAAAATACCAAAAGCTACTTGGTTTTCAGTAGTTGTTCCAAGTATGTTAGTGAATATCCTGTCTATTGATGACGACACATCAGGTAAATTTATCCACATTGATATTGTGTAAGTAGCAGAAGAGCCAAAGGTCAAACCTGCATTTGTTGGAATTGATATTTGACTGTTACTCCCATTAAATACAGCACCTCTATTTATATACCCACCAATACGTTGAGTACCTCCGTTTCCTGTGTATAGTACAGTATTAAAGTGTTCTGAAGGAACTAAAGCATCAGCTCCTGCTTGGTGAAGCATTTTCTTTTTTCCTAAAGCCATTATTCAGGGTTTGGAAGTTGATAATCTACTACTTGTGCTTTAGTTGTTTTTGCATTTATTTCTCCTTCTTTAGTAGCACACTCTGTTCTTAGGTCGCTTCTTTCAGTAGCTATGTCGCTAGGTACTGCTGTACCACCTTCTGCTGCTCTAACCACATACCAATCTGTTGATGATAGTTTTGAATTATAGATAGCTTTTAGGTTTGCAATTTTTTGTGTTTTAAGTTCTGCTACTGATTGAGAAAATGTCTTGTTGTTTACAGGGTATGTGAATCTACTATTGTCAGCATCCCATTGTATCTCACCATACTCTTGTGATTCTTTTTTACTTGGCTTTTCTACATCGTAGAATCCTATTGTTTCTAAATCTGAATCACTTGCATACTGTAAACCTATCTTTCCGTTCCAAGACTTTGGTACACTAGAGAAAGTTTTTATCGTTCCGTTGTCGTTTATTGCTTTCATATTATGGTGTTGTATCAGATGTATAAGTTAATATTGAATAGTTAAATACAGCAGTTGCATCGTCATCTATACACTCTACTATCAAAACATTTGTAGATGCTCCATCGTAATCATTTGCACCCACCTTGTTAAATGTTTCACTTGTTGCTGCATCAGAATCTAATGTAATAGTTTGTGAGCCTGTAAGGTTGTGTATTGTAAGAACTTGTCCTGTTTTAAAATTAGTAAAGTCAAACTCAATTGCACCTGTCAAAGAAGAACCCATTACATAGTTAGTTGCTGATGACCAATCAACAGAAACTGCACCTGTGTAAGTTGTAATGCTTCCTGATGCTGTGTATCTTGCAGCTAACTCATCGTGGTCAATAGTATCATCTGCTATACGAGCATTAGTTACAAAATTATCGCCATAAACTTCGTCAAAGTTATCATTTAGTTTATCGAAGGCGGTTCTTAATGGGTCTCCTGTTCCGTCATTTGCAGCACTCCCAATATTTACTGTTTGTTTAGCCATTTTATTTTATTTAATATTCTGTTGCACTTGCTCTATAAGCATTTGTGTCTGCTTTTACTGTGTTTACATCTGCTGTTAAAAATGAGCCATCTGCGTCAAAAGGATACACAATACCCCATCCATTACTTTCGTTTGTGTTACCAAACCAACTAACTTTATATATGCTTCCGAATCCCATTATAAACAACTTGGTTTAGAATCTATGTCAATAGTAAATTGGTTTGATGTTGTATCCCCCCACCAAGAACTGCAATAAATATTACCCCAATTAATGCTGTTTGACATATTATAACAATAATTTTTTTACTGTTTTGTTATTTAGTTTTTTTAAATACTCTTGCAACTTTGTTACATTTTGTTGCTTAGGTTTGTAGGTTTTCTTTACAGTACCCATCCTCCGAAAATATCTTTATCAGGATATACATCCTCGTTATTGTTTGTATAGTATTCAGGAAACTTACTTCCTGCATTAAATGACAAATAGTCAATTAGTCTATCTGTATAATATTGCGCTGTATTGCGTTCTTTTTCTAATAGATAGTCTACTTCTTCTTTAGTAACACCCTCTGCGTTTTCGCTTGTATGTTTAAAAACACCTTTATTAGATATTGATATATTTGCAAATGGTAAGTATTCTACCATCGCCCAATGTATTAAACAAGGTTTTACCCAGTCATTAACCAAAGACAAATAGTCACCAGTTAGTGTACTAGCAACAATATCTGCTTGTATTTTATTCATAAGGTCAGTACCTAAGTAATTTTCTATATGCTTGTCTTGCGCTATTTTGATGTATTGTATAAACTTGTCTGTGTCCACATTGCCATTCATAGCTGTGAACTTTACTACATCCTTTCTTGTTATTAATAATGCTTCTGCCATTTCTTACTTATTTACAAAACCCTGATTAGGCATATCCTTTGGTCGTTTAGCTACCTTTGGGTCATTAACTTCAGGTTTAAATCCTTCTTTTCTTGCTTTGTTTACACTAACTTCTGCTCTAGGGTTTTTAACATCAGGTTTTACACCTTTTGCCATATACGTTTTACGCATCCAAAAATGATGACAAGCACCACCGCCTTTGTAAAGCCATATATCGTACGTTGCTGCGCCATTTAAACCCCATCCTGCATTTACCGCTCTTTCACTCATTGCCATAATATCTTCTTTGCGGTATATTTTTTTAGCAGCAATCATTTTTTTACAAAAGTCACGAGATACAGACTTACCACCTTTCATTGTTTCTTTTAATGGTGCATACTGATAACGTACTTTAAACTTCATATCGTCTACCTCACCATCTTGTTCGCTTTTAGCATTAGGTTTCGCAGAACCAGTCGATGCCAACCCTATCATTTTATCAAGTGCATCTTCTTGGTCGTAGTCAACTGGTCTTTCATCCACTAATTCCCATTCTTCTAAATCTTCATCTTCGCCTATCTCTATTAGTTCGTCTGCGATATGGTCAGGTATTTTTTCATCACTTAGTTTTACACCTGTTTCTTCTTCTCTTGCTTCGTCTGTTATAGCGTTGTCTGTTTCTATAAATTCTAGCGGTTGTAACGTCCTAAAATATAATTTTAGACTTATTTCATTAACTGCTAATATTTGCTCAATAGAATCAATTATAAGGTCTTGATATGGTCTAATAGTAATGTTTTGGAAAAGTAAACTCGCTGTTTTTATTTCGTCAGCGTTATTTCCTAGTCCATTATTTCCATCTCTAATACCTAATAGTAAAGGTGATGTAACTCTGTGTGCAACCATTAGTTTTCTAGCACATTCGTTTGCTAAATACTCATAATGTGCAGGTGCATCATTTAACGGTACATCATCTATTGTAGTTTTGCTTTCTGCGTTGTTGTTAAAAGCAATAATTACTTTTTCACCTCTTGCACCTGTAAGTTTGTGCATTACATCATTCTTGATGCTTAGTTGTTTTTCTCTATCAGGTACACCGTTGTTAAAGTTTACAACCTTAGTACCACTAAAACCATTTTGTACATCGTTTATTAAGTAGTCTGCTACTTCTGATTCTAGTTCAGCGTATGCTAAACCACCTTGATAGTCAACAGGGCAGTAATAGTCGTAACCGCTTACATATTTTTTTACTATTTCTATTTCAGGTTCTTTACCGTTACCATAACCAAATGCTGCTATTCTTTTTGGTTTGTCACTTTGTTTTATCTTTTCCCAATTAGGATGATAGTAGTATGCTTCTATATATCCATCTTCATTACACTTTTCTGCTCGTAATGTTTGTCTAGGAAAATGTTCTGCTCTTACTACTCTACCATCTTTGTATAAAACTTGAAAAGATGCTTCACCTAACATTTTTAAGTCAAGTGCTACTTTCTTCAAACACTTATCGTGAAATATAGAACGTAGTGCAGCATATTCGTCTGTTTTCGTACTACTATCTAAGGCATCTAAACCTTTACCATATATCATATTAGACACACCATTTATTACAGCATTGTTTGTTGTGCTGTTGGTGTATAGGTCTATAAGGTATTGGTAGTAATTATTGTTATCACCGTAAGCTACCCAGTCTTTCTTTTTGTCCTCTTGTACTTTGGGTCTGTTATAGGATGATAAATTAACTATATGTAAATTCTCCATATTATAAAACTATAAAATCGTTGTCAATACTGTTTTCCGTATATGCGTTGTTATTTACAGAATAAGTAGATACTGTTTGATTTGTGCAAAATATTTTATCCCTAAATATTAGTTCGCTTCCTGCTGTAATTTCTAAATTATACATCGTGTCCTCTACTAGCGTAAAAGTATCGCTATGCTGATAATAATAATCATTAGCAGTAAAGGATGTAGATGTGCTACTATAAACTTCTGTATTCGTAGTTTCATTAGTTATCTTAATTGTATAGGTTGTTCCTTGCGTGTAAGAACGTGGTATAAAATTAAAGGTTTGGCTGTCACTTGTGTTTTGTAAAACAATCATATATATACAATAAAATAACTTTTGTTTTGTTAAGTTAAAAGCAAAAAAAAGGGGCATATAGCCCCCTCTTTATCCAAGTCAAATTCTAGTTACGAGTTAGTACCTTCTGTAACTGTAACTGTTCCTGTCAATCCTGCAAATGGGTCTGCTTCAGTAGCACCTTCTAAAAAGTTAGCAGGTATTTGCTCTTGTGCATTTAGAGTAAGAGTATATCCACTCAAATCACCCATTGCTGCACCTGTAACAATAGTTCCACCTGTTACCTCTGCTCCGTGTTCTGCACCCATTAAAAATGCGTTACCGTTGTAATCGTGTACTACAACGTGTGGTCTACCGTAAGATAATAATTTTAATTCTTTATTATCTTCTTTTGACAATTTTTTAAGTGTTAAATTTAAAGTTTGGTCAAAGAAAGTAGTTCCGTTTTCTCTTGAAGATGTAATAGCTTGTTCAAAGCTACTATTACCTTTTATTTCGTATTTGTAGGCAGTAACAGTACCCAAGTCATCAATTACGTCTGTGTCTGTGGCATCGTAAGCAATAGTAATATCTCCGTAGTCTAAGAAATATACCGCTTTGATTCCACCTACTACGTCTTTGCAGGGTTCTTTTCTACCTCTAGTTAAATCACAAGCCATATTTATTTTTATTAAAAAAGGGTAGGCAGATATAAAACCACCTACCCTCTTTGGTTAATTTTTATTTACTCTTAGTTAGCAGAGTTAGTGATACCGTATGTTACAATATCTTCAACAATTCCGTATTGTACACCTGCTGTAAATCGCATTACAACACGAACGTTGTCAGAACCATCTAGGTCGCTCATATCTAGTACTTTTACTTCGTTGTGGTCAGCTAGTAGACCAGTTCCAAAGAACAAGTTAGACTTTTCAGAAGCAATAGCTGTGTTGTCAGACATACCGTTTGCAACAAACAAGCTAACACCGTCAAATGATAGGCTTCCGTTATTCCACCATTGTGTACCCATTGCGTTTGTACCTGCTGCACCAAGACCTGAAGCACCAAATCCACCTAACGCTCTTACATAAGCACGAGCAATGTTTTGTGAAATATATACGTTTAAGTCCTCACTTCCGTAAAGTGCAGAAGGGATAGCATCAACAATTTTACCTAATTCAGTAATTACGTTAGAAGCTGTTACAGTTGTACCTGCTACTTCTTGTCCTGATGGTAAGTCTGCATCTAATGCTAGTGTAGTTTCAAACCCATCAAATTGACCGTTGTTTGAAGTTGCACCTGCAAAAATAGACTGCTCTGTACGCTGTGCTACTTTAGAAGCAACGTGCGCAATTAAAAAGTCAGAAAAAGAAGGTGGTAAATCGTGATGTGCTGAATAGCCCATTTGGATAGCTTCCCAATCTGAAATAAAGTCTTTCTTACATAGTTGTAAGTTTACTTGCTGAAATTCTGGTTGTAGAACTCTTTCAGTAAGTGTAATTGTAGAAGTTGCATCAAAATCACAAGTAGCATCTTTCACGATGTCGTTAGTAGATACTTTCTTGATAACTTCTTTGAACTTTACATTTGGTTTTACAGTAATACCACCGTTTTCGATAGTAGAACCGCTTAATAAAGCAGCAGAGATGTACTGTCCTGCACTTTCTCCTGCATAAGTAGTTGTAATACTAGTTGTAGTTGCCATTTTTATTATTTATTAAAATTTCCAATTTTGTTAAGTACTCTATCAAATGTAGTAGTAACTCTTTTTTGTGCGTATAGTTTTAAGTTTGCTGTGTCAGCTTCAGCTTCAGGGTTGTGGTTAACTTTTTCAACTGGCTCTTCAACAGCAGACAATTCTTCTGCTACTGGCTCTTCTTGAACCTCTTCTTGTGGCTCTTCAGAACTCATTTCCTCTTTGTCTTTAATCATAGCTTTGATTTCTTCTATCATTTCTTTGACCTCTGACAATTCTTCTTTAGTTGCGTATTGCATCTCTTCTTTTTCTTCCTCTGCTGCTTCAACTTCTTCAGCAGGTTCTTCTTCCTCTTCAGCAGCACCGATAGAAGCAATAATACCTTCTTCTTCTACTTTGAGTAATTCACCATCTTCTAAAGTATAATCGCCAACAGGCAACGCTACTTTTTCATCTTCGGTGACAATAAATACTTCTGCACCTGCTTCAAATGATTCCGATTCTATTACAGTACCATTTTCAAGTGTAGCCTGTGCCAATTTAACTTCCTCTACCTCTGCATCGATAGATAGAAGTTCTTTTGCTTTTGATAAAATTTCTGTTGCTTTCATATATTATACAATAAGTTATTAAGTTGTTTGTTATATTTTTAGGCTTTCTGTTGGATGATAAACCACTCTGTTCCGTTACCCCATATCTTAATGCCTTCGTATGCTCTGTTTAAGTCAAAAGCACTATTAGCACCATCTAAGTTTTGTGAACCAAAAGGAGTAAGGTTAGCGTGTGTTGAATTGCTAAATGTAGAATCTGTGATAAAACGCTTTGTTCTGTTTAGGTTCTTAGAAGCAGTTACATCAGGCAAAGTAAGTGTTGCTGTTCCATTTCCACCACTCCAAGAAAGTACAATTAGTTCAGCTTCATCATAAGTTGATGCACCTATGTCATAAGTATTACCTGCACTAACTGTAAGTGTGGTAGGTTCTAGGTGGTTTATAATAAAGTGTTGTACGTCTGTAAGACTTGTTTTTTTAGTAGTACCTGTTTGTACAATAGGTAAATCTTCGCTTCCTGTTATGTTAGCTGCTGCTACTGCTGTTAGTTGACTTATTTTTTTGTCAGCCATTATTGATATAATTTACTGTTATCTTCTTGTATAAATTTTTCGCCTTCTTCCGTATATAAGAAAAACAAACTTCTTGTTATATTGCCTATGCCTTGCGCTTGGAAACTCCCATCGCAACATCTTCTACTATATGTACCATCTTCGCACAAACATCCCCTATCGTCATTCTTAGGACTTGGTGCTTTTTCGTTGTAATTTCTCATTTAGGTGCTTTAGGGTGTTTAGCGGGTAATAAATCAAAATCTCCTGTATATTTAGGGTTTTGTGGTCTACCGTTTTTGACTAAATAAAGAAAAGCGTTTACTCTAGCAAAAGCCCATTGCGATGCACTACTTACTCTTGGAGAATGCGAGACATTAAAAGCACCTAATCCCCTTTGGAATACTGCTTTAAGTTTTCCTATGGTTACACCGTATCCTAATTTATCTTTATATCTTTCGTTAAATTCGTCAGATTTTTTTTGTAAAGTTTGTTCGTCTGCTTTAGACACTTTAGCACCACGACTTGTAGAAGCATCCCCCTTTGCTGTTCCTTTACCTTTAGGATTTTTATTAGGTGTGCCTGATTTTGGTGCTTTAGGGCTTTTTTTTACTCCACCTCTTGGTCCTATTTCTGCTAATTCTTTTTCGCTTAAAGGTACACATTTATGTTTTTTATAATCTTTCTTGTAACCTTTAGGGCATTTATATTTTAAAAATTCTTCTTGGCTAAGTTTATGCTCTTTACAAGGCATATACCAAGTTTGCCCTTTGTACTCGTGGGTATGTATACCTTCACACCCTATATCTTTAGCCATTTCTTCGGCTTTTTCTTTACTAGAGTAAGCTAACCTATCATTTATAATAGCCGTATTTTCATCTATTACTTTAGATTGTAAACTTAAAAGGTCTAATTCTCTTAGTTTACTTCCTGACCAACGTAGTCCTGCTTTACCACCCCACAACAAGTAAGATATAGTGCCACACGCTTCGTTGTTGCCTTCGTCATAATATTCTTGCGCTCTACTTAGGTAGCTATACATTCTTTGAATTGTTTTTACACTCAAAGGTTTTTTGTCTCGCAAGGTGGCTGCACGAATTTTCCCAATATTCGTTGCGCATTTGTTACCCACTTTCTCGTTTAATTCTATTCCTCTTTTAGCGTTGTTAGAAACTGCATCTGGGTAATCAGCAAATGATTCTAATTCTTCACCAGATAAAATCATTTTTAATTCTTCTACTAAGAAATCTTCTTCTGCTTGTTCCCAAGCTGATAGTTGGTTAGGTTCGTTTGGTCTTTCTAACTTGTCTGCAAAATATCCTTCTATACTAAAGCCTTTAACTAAACCAGTCTTAACGTAGTTTTCCCAAACATCGTCATTCATTACTTTCATTGATAGCATCCAAGTTCCTAGCGGTACTTCCATACCGAAGGCTCTTGACTTATCTTTTTCTAAATCTTCTACTATCCAACTTTCTACTGCTACTAGACCCGCAAGTGGTACTCGGTGTTCTAATGTAGACTTGTTGTAATTACCTTTTATAAAAAACAGTTCACTTGCTTTGCGTACTGTATCTCGTGAAAAATATATGTAATATTCTTTATCTTCGTTTTTTCTGTAAATTGGTTTATTCGGAATAAGAGCAGCACCCATAAGGATACGCTTCTCTTTGTTCACTTCTGCAAATTTAAACTCTTGGTTTTTTAATGCTACGAAGTCCTCTTCAATCGCAGGGTTCTCAACAATGGATACTGCTTCAATTCCTGAAACATCATCGTTTTCATCTATGAATAATTCTATAATGTCCATACTATTACAATAATATTTAGGTGTTTTTGTTAACCTAGCGATGCGCTTTGTACTATATTTCTATCTAATGCCTGTGCGTTTGTTACTTCGTTACTTACAACAAATGCTTTTACTGGTTGTTGTTCTCTTTCGCCTATTGCTTGTGCTAATTGGTTTTCAGGTGAAGCACCTACTATATTAAATGCAGGGGCTTGTGATGTTGCTACTGATGCACCTCTTGGTGTTGATATACCACCACCTGAAAAACCTCCTGAAAAGCCTACTGCACTAGCTGCTGACTTAGTAGCTGCAACAGCAGATTTAACACTAGATATAATTCCTGCTGCTTGTGCTGCAAATGCTATAAGTAAAGGAATATTTTGTGGGAAACCCACTCTAGCTGTTGCTGATGCACCTTTTGCTGTATCTACTTGTGCTTCTGCTGCTCTCAAAGTTATCCTTTCTAATGTTGCTTTAGCTTCATTAATTTGTTCTTTAATTAACATAGCTTGTTTTGCAATAAATACAGCCCTACCTATTTCAGTTTCTTGTCCTGCTGCATCTATAATAGCATCTAAATTGTTTTTTATACCTTCTCTTTCTTCTTGCCTTAATTCTGCTTTTAATTCAGCATTTTCTATTGCCTTTTCTTTTTCTTCATCTAACAAATCAATTCTCTCACGCTCTAACGAATTTACATTTATTAATTGCTCACTTCTAAAACCTTCTATTTGCGCAAGTATTCCCTCACGTTCTGCTTTAGCTTCTAATAGTGCAATTTGATTTTCATCATTTCCGTTTTTCTCAAACTGCGCTTGGGCTGCTTTTATAACTGCATCAGCATTAGCTAACATTAATTTTTCTTGTTCATCTAGAACTGCTGCAAGTTTGTTATTAGCCTCAATACGCTCTGCTATTGTTTTTGATTCATCATCTCGTATTTGTCTTAACTTTTCAGCTTCTCTATCTTTTTGTTCTAATATTATACGGTTTTGTGCAATACCTACTTCTGCTGCTCTATTTAATTCAACAGTTTCCGCTGCTGCTTTTATTGTAGATATTGTATAGTCAGTTATACCTTTAACTACTGTTGGTACTGTTTCTGCTACTTTGTCAAAAGTATTATTAACACCTGTTACAACGTCAAATAATTCTTTACCTGCGCTTTTTGCACTTTCTGCTGCACCTGCAAAATCACCTTGAAATACTTTTACAACAGCATCTCCTAAAAACCCTAAAGCATCTAAAGCACTTTTTACTCGCTCTACAATATTATTTACTATCGCCTGACCAAAGTTTTGTATTGATTGTACAGGGTTCTCAAATAAACCTTTAAAATAGTCTATAACCGTACCAACGTTTCTATCTAAAAAATTAAAGAAATCATTAAACAATAAAGACACTGCTTCAAAAGCAGTATTAAAAACATTAACAACTTTTTGGTTTTGTTGAAATACCTCAACAAGTTTTTTAAAGGCAGCGACAGCAAATCCAATACCTGCTGCTTTTATTGCAAGTCCTATCCCTTTAAAACCTTTAGCAACTCCACCTGTGGTTTTTTTAACGTCCTCTAAATTTTTGTCAATGTTTTGTGCTGTTTTAGCAACACCTTCTAACTCTTTTTCAGCTTTGCCAACTCTAGCTTCTATCTCTATTATTTTCTTTTCTGCCATAACGTGTATTTTATTTCTCTTGTTGCATCCTTTAGTGTTGTAGGCAAATAATTCTTTCCTAGTGCTATATGCGTATACTTACCTATTGTTTTTTGTTGTTTTGCTATCTCTAGCATATCTAGTATGTTTCCTACCATCTTATTTCTGATGAATCTGCTGTTACTACTGTACTGTCTGCGTTTACTACTCCTTGGTCTACTGTTTTTACAACCTGTGAAATAATATTCTGTACGCTAACATCAAAGTCTTGTACTTCGTTTACTAATTCAAGATTTGTAATGTTAGTTTCAAAGTTTGTTACTAATTTATTTATTTTATACAGGTCGTTAAATATTATTACCCTGTCGTTTAGGTTTATGTTACTTATAACACTTAGAGGTAAAAACGCTTTGTATTTGAATATCCTTCTTGAACCATCAAACACCTCTTCTATATAATTTCTGTAATACGTTTGGAATAAAGAATTGTATTGGTTGTTACCTGTCCGTTCATTCATCTCTACACCAAAGTGTATTGTTTGGGTATTTTCTGTAAAATCTACACCGTTACTTGGTATATGATAGTTGGTTAATTGGTGTCTTGTACCTCCTAGTGTTTCTGTAAAACTGATAGGTGTACCTGATTCTACTTTTACACCATAAAATATAAGTGGTTTACCTAAGTATGGTTCTTGGTCTTGGTCTACTGACCACCCCCATTGTACTGTTGTGCCTGGAAAACCTTCAAACTTATGGTGTTCAAAAGGTAGTTTTATATTGTATTCTTCAGATGTAAAGTCTGCACTATTATTATATGATAATGAACCCCAGTCTGTATTAAAAAACTCGGTGTGATATGCAGAGAAAAAAGAATCTTTACCTTCGTATTCAAAATTTACCTTGCTAAACGGATATGATACAGATACTTCAGATTTATCAGTATCTACATATTTTGTTATATCGTAAGCTATTGACGATTCATCATACCAGTCGTTTAATGGTACAACTCTTATTTCAGTACCTACATAGTAAGATGTTAAATTGAATGTTTTAAATATAGATGTAAGAAAGTCTAGTATTTTTATTTTAGGTAGTTCATTAAGTACGTTTGTTCTTATGGTACCTACCACAGTTGTAACTTCGTTTGAAGCAGAAGCAAACTTAGGGTTGTCACCTTGTCCATCATATACAGAAGCATTAACAGTAAATGTACTGTTTGTGTTTGATTTTATTTGTATAGTGTAGTAACGTGCGTATATATTACCTTGCTGACCTGAACCTAAGTCTTGTGTTTTAGTCATTAACAAACCATCGTTAAGAGTAACAATGTCATCGCTGCCTGTATGTTCAGCTTCATACTCGGTTGTACTTCCACCTACTATTTTTACTGTATAGTCAACTCCTGTTGGTGCATCTACTGAAACAACTAAATATCTTTTACCATCAAAGTTGTTTATGTTTCTATATCCTGTACCGTTTGATAATGTAAAACCTTCTTGTATAGCTGTACTGTTTCCACTTATGTTTTCCCACTTACCAGTCATTCGTTGGTATTGTGGTTCTGAATCTGCTTCAGGTAATAAACCGCCTTTTTGTTTATGTAACCACAAATACAAATTATACCAAGTGGTATTTGCACTACTAAAGAAGTCAGCAGAAAATTCTAAACCAAATTGTTTTTCTATAGCTAACAAAATAGCGTGTAACCTTATTGCAGGTTTTAATTGGTCAAATACTACACCGTGGTTGTTAGAACCGTAGTGCATATTATATGTACCTGCTGTATCGTCTGTTGAATCGTATAGTAGTCTGGCATTAGAAGATATAAGCGGATATATTATTGCATCATCTACCCTTACACCCTCTACTATTAAGTCCTTACCATTTTCCATTATGGTTCTCACACCATCTGCTGTATATGTTAATGGTACATCGAGTATATTTAAGTCAGATAGCAACGCATCACCTAATATATCTTTTATTTGTATAGTGTTTCCAAAAAAAGTAATTCTATAATTAAGTGGGCTACCGTTTACTACCTCAACACTTTCTAATTTTATTCTACCCTTCTTATATGGTTTGTAGTTTATAAGTAGTTCAGCATCTTGTTTTGCTTGTACGCTGTTACCTATAATAGAAGGTCTGTGGAAGTGTTTAAATATTACATTGTTTGATTTTGATGCAGGTATATTAAATGTTCTACTGTAATCAGTAAACACTTTAGATATGTCTAATACATCTTGTAGGCTTTGTGTTAGGGTTACACTTTCATTATCGTGCAATTCAACTTCTTGCCCATCTATAAGTAGTTGTAATTGTAACATTAACGTACATTATTTATCTTGTTAAATGCAAAGTCAAACTCAACAGTATAGTCTATTAATTTATCATTTAGAGATGTCTTATTAGTAAACGCTTTGCTTTTAGGTACTACTGGTAATGTTTTACCTTCAAATCTTATCCATACGTTTTCTGACAAAAACAACTCTTCAATAGTTTGTACTGCTGATTCTTTTATATAGCCTGTGTTCATTCTAAGTGACGTTTGACTATTTACATTATACCTTTGTCTTTGCCCTTCGTATGTAGGGTATGTAACTGTTGAGGTGTTTATGTTATTAACCTTGTAAGAAGCATCTGACACACTAAATGTTTCTGTTGTGCGTTTAAAGAAATATAAATCTTGATACGCTCCATACTTATTAACGAATGTTACCTTGTAAGCTGTAAACTTAGGCTCACATATATTATTGACCGTTACTGTTTTTCTTAGTGTTGTATCGTCTGTATCGTAAACTTGTATCGTACTACTATTAGCAGGTATTGTAACGTATTGTATTTTTTGGTTACTGTTACCGCTATCTGTAATTTGTGTATCTACGCTATCTATTGTAACCTTGCCTACACCCTCTGCAAATATTGGAAACTTACCTGCTGTGTTTTCAGGTATGTATATATCGTTTGCAGATATTAATGCGTTAGTAGATAGTTGTGGGTTTATTCCATCTTCGTATTCACCAAAACCATCCATCAAAAGATAGTTAGTTGTAACAGGCGAACCACTCGTAAACTCTACACCTGTTTCATCGTCTATTAACGTTTCTATAACAGTTACCCATTTTGTAGCAGACAAGTAGTCATCGTTAAAAGATACGTCTACATAATCTCTTACAAGGTTTGCTATTTCGAATATGATATTATCTCTAGATGATATTCTGTCTTTTGACAAGGTATATTTTAAGTCTGTATCAGTATAGCTACCTGATGTACCTGTGTATATGTATATTTTTATTGTTGCTGATTTTAATCCCATATCTTATTCTATTTGTACGTCACTTCCACTTGCTTGTGTATCACAATTTACTTTTGCTGTGCTTAATATTATTCCAAACTCGCTAATTTGTACAACCTTGTACGGTGCGTTTATATCTCCACCTGCACTTGCAGTAGGTGCTGTTGTTGCTATATACCAACGGTTACCCCCATTATAAGGTGTGTTATTTAAACATACTTGCTGACCTAAAGCAGAACTACCACTTACTGCTAATAATGCTGAATAAACAAGACCACAATGACCACCTGAATTTGTTACACCTGCTGATATGTAAAACGTACCTGATAAACCTGCACAGGGGTTAAACTCGGCAGGTTGTTCCCTAGTTATTGTGCATAATATATTATTACCTGTGTTGCTGAATCCTGAAGGTACTGTTATTGTTACTCTTATGTTTCTTGATGTATTTACGGTTACTTTGTCAAACGCTGTGTCGTTATCTGTACCTGTGTCTGCAAAGAAATCACAGCTTATACCATCTATAGTTACACTAGCATCACCTGTTACAATATCACCTGTGTTTGCTATTCTAAATCCGCTGTATCTAATTCTTTCATCACCACAAGCTATTGAGGGTAATGTTGTACCTGCCTGTGTAACATCCTTTTCACATAACAAGTATTCGCTTAAAGTAGTTGAACCCTGCGGTGTTGCATTTGTATATGCACTAGGTACTCTAAAATACATTTTTAAAGTAACTGTTCTTGAACTTGTGCTTGTGTTTGCAGGGTAGTTTGTAGAAGTATAATCTACTGCACCAACATATACTTTATAAAGGTCTGCAACCGCTGTGTAAGATGGTCTGTTAATTACACCTGCTTGTGATATACTACCACCTGTTAAATTTATACCACCATCACCTGTACATCCTAATGCTCCTGTTGCTGCTGCTGTTACTGTAAACGAATTTGATGTTGTTGTACAAGTATCATCGTTATTACTTGCTGTTACAGTAAAGGTTGCACTTACTCCTGTTGAGGTTGTTGTAAAGGATAACGTTTGAGATACACCTGTACCACTAAGTGAAAAGTCTATTGCTGATGAACCAATTCTTGTTACGGTGTATTCTTTAAATGTAGCACCACTTTGTTGTGTAAAAAAACTACCTAAACTTACTGTTTGTGCTGAAGTATCTAGGTTTGTTATATCCGATATAGTACCTGCAAAAGTTGCCATATTAGTATTGGTACTAGGGTTACAAGACGCATCAGGTGGAAACTGTGTAGCTGATGCTGTACAAATTATTGTACCATCATCTGAGTTACTAAATTTATCAGGTATTTTAATTGTGTAGTCTACTGTTCTAGCTACACTAGAATCGCCAATATTTAATGCTGCAAAACTTTCGTGTTCTCTATCTATTATTGTTCCGTTCAATAATGTAGGTTCTGTAATGCTACCATCACTAGCTACACTAAAGTTAGCCAGTCCTGCAAGTTCACAAGTTAATGCACCCTCTGCTAATGTAGGTGCTTCTGATTCTAAGTAAAACGGACTTCTAGCGTTAATCTTTGTACTCATCTCAATCTTTTGTTGTTAAATGTAAAAGCTAAAAAATCTTCTACGTCTAAACCGTATGCTTCTACTAATTCGTTTGGTAATCTTTCGAATGCTTTTTCAAATGGTTTTGTAAAAAACAAACTTGGTTTTATTCCTTTCTCAAATATGCTTTTAGATATTATATAACTCATAGACTTGTAAGATAGAAACCTACCTTTTGCATCTCTAAACTGAAACCCCCTTTTGCCTATCCATTTTTCTAATGACTTTGCAGGTGGTCGTTTAGATGTATAACTAAATGGTGTGTTATACTTTTTCTTTGTACCACTTACACCTTTGTCTTGAAACACACCGTAATCTTCCATTACAAACGAAAGACTAAAAGATGTTTTGCCTACCTCAACATCACCATCTAAACTTTTATACAATTTGCTATTTACGTTTTTCTTACCTCTAGTAAGATTTGTTCTAGCTTGTTGTATAACGTATTTCTTGAACTCGTTTAGTACATTATATGTATAACCCTTTGTTAGCATATTGTCATATCGTTAGGTATAAGCACATCAAATGTTGCTGCCCATCCTGCTAGTTTGTTTTCAAATCTATCTACAAAAGGTTCACAAGTAACCTCACCCTCTACTTGGTATTTGTCGGTGTATAAGTCACCACGTTGTAGTAAAGCTAATAACCTGTTTTGTATTGCTAGTTGTGTATTTAGTACGTCTTGTTCGTTGTCATTTCCTACAAAATCGTCAGCTTCTTTTTTGCTTTCGTCTACAATGTCCATTGACAATACACTAATATTAAACCTTAACGTTTTTGTACCAACAGCTACATTGTTTACTATGATATGCGATAAAGGAAATATAGTTTGTTTGTTTAGGTCTATATCGTCTAGGCTACCATACGTTACAGTATTTACAAATGGTTCTGCTTGTAGCGTGTCTTTTATTTTGTCTGTTAAATCGTAAAAGCCTGTCATCTTCTTTTTATTTGTTGCTTTTCTAGTTCTATCTTTTCTTTCTCAAATGCTAAATGCAATAAACAAGTGTGAAAGTTTAATTTTGTTATATCGTCATATTTTGTAACATCCCCTTTAGCGATGCCATAGATGCTTTGATACCAACCCCATTTTCTGCTAAAGTTTGACGTTGCTCCATAGTCATTTTGTTCGGTAGTTCCTTGCTCAAATAATTCAGGGTAGTTTGTAGCAACTCTTTGTTTAAATGATAAAAAAAAACCATTGAACTCATTACAACATCAAGTGGCATCTTCTTCATAACATCTGCTGCATCTAATCCTTTGTATTCCTCTATTTGATATTTATCTTTTTGCTTTAGCTTTACAGGTCTGTATAAAACAGCCATTGCTTTGTGCATTGTTTGCCAACTACTAAAGTTCTCATCTAAGTCTATATACTCACCTAAACTCATATCGTCTAATACAGGTATAAAACCGTATTCTACACCTTGTAGTGTAAACGTTGGTATTAGTTCTTCTTTTGTTGCAAATAAACCGTTAAGGTCATTTAAAATACTTTTAACGTAGTTGTATCTTATTTTTGCTACATCTCTTAAATTAAGGTTGCAAAATATCTCAACCATTTTGTGCATCAGGAAATTTGTATCCTGATTCTCTTCTGTATTTATCTTTTCAAACCTTTGATATTGTTCTAAAGTTATTTCAGATAAATCCGTTGGTACTAGTATATCAACTTTCATATAATAACAATAATTTTAATTAAAATATGTATAAAACAAAAGAGGGGCATAGCCCCCCTTGTCAAAAAAAACAAAACTTAATATGAAAAAATTCCTACTTATAAGAACCGTAGTAGGCACGGTATAGTTCTTCTATTTTATCTTCTAACTCTTTACTATTTTGTTTGTACTCTAATTTACCATATTTTTTCTTACCATCCAAATTGACAATTAGTCTTACTGGTGGTGGAGTTTTGCTATAACCTCTTTTAGTTGGTTTCTGTACAACAAATATCTTATTGTGCCAACACCACGCTTGTATCTCGTGTAGAGGTATGTTTTCGTAAGCATCAAGCATACCAAATAGCTAACATTAGCCACATCATTACATACATCATAAAATAAGATGTAGCTACTAATAATGCAGCACCTAATATAGTGTTTATTACTCTCTTTCTATTCTGTTTTGCTGTAATTCGTTTTACTAGCTTGTATTCAAATGTATCTTGTATTCTCATAATATTATATTTAAAAGGGGCATTACTGCCCCCTGTTTTTTTAAAATATATTTTCCCAACGGTTTTGCATTTCTAATTGTTGTTCCTTTTGTCTTTCAAGAAATTCTGGTAAAGAAAAATCGCCATTGATTACTGACATCGATGTAGGTCTTTTACCTACTATATCTCTTATTTCCCATCTAGCTTCGTGTATGTCCGAAGAAAATGTTTCAATTACTAAGGGTTGTGTCCCTGCGCCAAAGTGTACTAAAAGTCTCATATTGTTTGTTTTTAATTATAGTGCTAATATATAAACATTTTATTAACTAAAAAACTTTTTTACTATTTTTTTTAATAAATATGATATTGTCCTTTATTTGGGTTTTCTAGTTGGTCAGTTAGAACGTATCGAGCAGCATCAATACAATCTGGATGTTCCCCTGATGGTTTTTGTAACGTATTACCTTCTTTGTCCTTTGCCCATATATAACCTTGTAGTTCACGTTTTAGGTTTCTACTCCTGCTTGTTACATATATCTCATTTTGGTTTATTAGGTTTATACCATATACTACGCTATCCCTTCCCTTGCTTACAGGATACACGCTGTGACCATATTGTACAAGTTCAGCTATTGACTTAGGTTCTGCTGAATCTGCTATAATGTTTTCTGTAATGTTGTTGCTTTGTAGGTATCTACTTATGTCACGGTTTAACATACCTTTCTTATATAGTACCTCATCGTATATATAAGCATCGTTCCATTTGTATAGTGCTAAAAGTGTTGTGGGGTCTACACTATAACCAAAGTCCATACCGTAGGATAATAACCTTGCTTCTTGTGGTATTGTATCTATTTCTTTCCAGTCAGGTATGCAAACACCTTCTAAGCTACCTATCTCACCTAGCCCATATACTCGCCACCAGTTAGCCCAGTATGTTGAGGTTTTTGCTTTGTATTTTGCTTTCTCTATCTCGTGTACTATTGTTTGCGGTAGTGCATCGTTATCTTTATAAGTAAGTGTAATAAAGTTTGTGTCAGGTTTACCTATTAGTTCTTTATCTACCCAAAACAAAGATGATGGGTTGTAGTCTAACCATATATTACCTGATGTTCTTACTACGAGTTGTTGGTAGGCATCAAAAGGTATATTGTTACACTCATTAATATAAAGGTCGGTACGCCTAGCACCACGAAGTTTATCAGGCATATCAGTTGAAAAAAACTCAATATAGCTTCCATTTGTAAATGTGTATTTTAAAGTGCTTTTATTGTATTGTGTATCCTTATACCTATTAAGACCTTTTAAGATGCCTAAGAAGTCTTTTAAAGCACCTCTACGAAGGTGTGGTATTGATTCACTTACTACGCTTATTTCTTTTCCTGCGTTTCTTATAGCATAGTCGATAAGTATAAGTAATATGCAAACGGTCTTACCTGCACTCGTGCCACCTCTTACTATTTTGACACGATTGCCTAGTTCTCTAAGTTTACTAAGTGCTATTGTTTTTTTGACCTGCATACGTTTTGCAGAACAGGGTTTAGGTTATCCCTAGTCTACAAATAATGGTATGTCCTCGTTTATAGTAATGTCTTTTGTTTCACGAGGTTTACCTAGATAATAGTTTAAGTACAGTTGTATCCATTTTAGTTCTCCTGATTCAACTCCCTTTTTTAGTGCATCAAGTGCTGCATCTTCTAACGGTGATAAACGTTCTACTAGTTTTATTTCTTCACTCTTAGGTTTTCTTCCACCTTTATTTCCTATTGTACCTCTGTTATTTTTTCTACCATCCATTAGTTGTACTGTATAAATATTCCATAGCTAATAAAACTTCCTCTTCAGTTAAATCAAACCATTCTCCATCTATATTTTTATTTTCAAATCTATTGTGTAGATATGATTCAAGTTCAAAAGAATTACTGGATTCAATAACACATAAAGTTTTAATATTAGGATTATGTGTTTTATAATTTTTTATTCTTTTATTAAAATTAGTAGTGTAACCTATTTTGTAGGAATTTTCTCCTTTCAATATATAAATATATTCTTGTATATCTTTATATTTTATAACTAGTTGTTCAACTGCTTTTTGCTTTATTGCCTCGTTTTTAAGAATCTCTTCTACAAAATCTTGACAATACTTCTGTATATCATAAGTTATTCCAATTCCTCTTTTTCTTCCTGCACCCTTTCTTGCTCCTCCGTTAAACTTACGTTTGTCCATAATCAGTTAAATTCAGTTATCTGATTCATATATACAATAAAATTTACAGTAAGTTGTTAATTAGCTGTTTTCTTAATTGTATGTTTTCTCGTTGCAAATCTCTTGCCTTAATAAGTGTTTGTGCATACTTGTCACGATAATAAAGCATAGGGTTATTATACTTTTCTCCAGTAGTTCTTCTAATGTTTTTATCTATGTCTAGGTATATCTTGTAGTATTCGCTTTCGTATCTTGTTATTATATCGTCAAATATTTTTATACCGTGTATTACACTAGCGTGATGTCTACCTACTACTGCACCTATTTTAAGTAGCGTGTACCTAGTGTGTTGTCTAGCCAGTTTAAAATATACTGCCCTTGCATATACTAGGTGTCTATCTCTACTTTCTTTATCAATCTTTTGGTTTGTTATTGTCTCTACTGTTGTTTTTATTGTCTCTAAGTTCATATAATCGTTTGTTTATTGAATCTATTGTATCGTGTCTTACTTCGTCTATTGCTTTTAGTATTCCTGCACAGGCTTCATAGTCCTCTACCTCCTGATAGTATTTAATTGCTGCTTCTAGTTCTCTTATAGATGAACCGTGTGCTAAGTCAGCTAAGGCAAGGTAATAAAATTCCTGTACAATATCTTTATTCATCTAATAGTGTAATCATAATATCCCCCTCATTACATATTGGTCTATATCGTTGTCTTGTTCAAAGAAGTATTTATAGTTGTCTACTGCTTGATGAAATTTGTTTTCACCTCTTGCTATAAACTCTTTACTTGTTTCAAATATTCCTATATCTGTACTTGCCTTGTCTACCACTAAGAACTTAAAGTCCTCTGCACCAAACATACGCTTGTACATATAGGCTTGTAAATCGTATCCGTATTTATCACAACTGTACTTGAAACTATTTAGGTCAGCAGATGTTTTAAGGTCTATTATTGTGTCACCTTGTATAATATCTGCTTTTGCTCTAAATGGTAAACCTTCTAACATTTCTATTGCAGGTACTTCAAAGTCTGACTTGTTTATTAGTCTTAGTGCTGCTTCGTTTCTTAGAACTGCATCAGCTATTCTTTCTGCTGCTGACTTTTCTTTTGCTAGAAACACCTCACCATATTCTGCTTTTGCTTCTTTGTACTTATTAGTGTTCTTTGTAGTAGCATCTACGAAGTGTAGTTTATCTACCTTGTGAGGCTCTAGTATCATCCAATGTACTAACTTACCCTGTGCAAGTGCAGGACTATCTGCATTAGGGTCACCGTAGGTAGTTACGTTTCTGTAAGTCTTAGGACTTTTTAATATCATCTTTAGACTGGTACTGCTTAATGCGTTTTTACCTAAGTGTCCATAGTAAAAATCATCATTGTACATCTGTACAAGTATTTCTTCTTTACTCCAATGTTCGTTGTTTAGTAGTGTAATCATAACTTTGTTTGTTCGTGTTGTGCTTCTTTTCTAGCAAACCAAACTTCTAAACATTTGGTTCTGTAACCCTGTAAGTGGTTTTGATTCATCCCTGCTTCTAACAGTTCTTTATCAGTCATCTCATTGTAATACCAATCGGTATCGTAGTAAATAATGTTTTCCATAATTGTTTTGTAAAAAAGGGGGATTTCTCCCCCTGTGGTTGTGTTACTTAAAAATCCCCTTACTTTCCGCTAAATCCATAAGGTAATCTGTTTCTGATTTAAAAAAAGAAAATTCAGTCCTAATCGTTCCACAATCTTCTAAGGTTTTTAATGCTGTGCCTTTCTCATAAGCACCTCTACCTTCTGTAAGTTCTAAAAATCTTTTTTTGCTAATCTTAAACCATTTTGGGTCATCAGCGTAACATTGATAAACATTTTGCATAATTGTTTGTTTTAAAATTATACTACTAATATAATAAACATTTTATTAACTAACAACTATTTTTGTGACTTTATTTTTTCTATATACAAACAAGCATCCATAAGTTCTTCTTGTAGGTGGTTAAGGAACTTATAAAAACCATCAGGTGAATCGTGTAATGTTGTACCGTATTTTTCAATACCAATTAGTGAACGTAGTTGAAACTTATGTACTACTTTTTGTACGATAGGGTCACGTTTATCTGCTGTGCTATCGCTTACCCAATAGTCATCCATATTATATTGTTTTTGTTATTGCCCACTCTATAAGTCTAAATACTACATAACCGCATAAAAAATTTGTCATCCTAGTATTCTTTTATAGTTTTCTATTTGCTTCTCTAGTTCAGCTATTTTTGTTTCAGCTTTTCTTGCTCGTTTTATCGCACGAAGTTTGTCAGTACGATACTCTTCTATTGTTTTGTTCCAATACCATTCTTGGTTTTCCAATCCAATAGTATGTAAATACATTTCACTCAATGCTCTTGACATTTTGTCAAGTATAGGCAATGGTTTCTTTTTATTCCATTCTAATACTGTCTTAGAAATTAGTTCGAAGTTTGACATATAGTCAATGCTCTTTAATAAATTTAGTTTGTTCAAAATCTACATTTTTTACAGTTAAAGTGTTCTCCTATTTTGTTAATGTAAGTTATAAAATTTTTTGGTTTCTTAAAATATGTCCAGTCACCTTTGTAATACCTGCCTGTAACAGTACACTCTTCTAGTGGTATGTTAGTGTTATCGTCTTTGTAGTTGTGTTCTACTTTTAATGCAATACCACCTTCACCCCATCTATCTACAATGCGTTCTAATATTAATCTTTGACCAGTAGGTATCTCATTGTACCTTCTTTTTACTTCGCCTAGTATTAATATTCTTTCGTCAAATTCTAAAACAAAGTCAATATCACTAGGGTGCATCTTCCCATTCTGCACTCCTGTAAAATCAATGACTTGTTTTACTTGGTTTCTATTTCTTATTAAACTCATAAATATTGGTTGTACACCTTAACTAAGTCAGCCCATACAGTTTTAGCAAAACTACAGGGTGTGCAAGATACCTTAGTATTAAATATCCTTTCAAATATTGCTACATACTGGTTTTGTTCTTCAGGTGTAAATTTATTCTTTCTAGTTTCAATAGCCATTCGTATTAACTCGAATTCTGCTTCTGTTAAACATTCAGGTTTACTATACCTAAATACCTTGTTTAGTTTTTCTTTTCTTTCATCGCAACCACAATCTTCCCCTGCTATAAACTTCACCGCTTTCTTGATTCCAGTAGCGGTTGTTATCTTTTCTACTGTGTCACCAAGTCCTTTACTTGCTTTTTCGTGTTTGGCTTTCCACGCTTTGTACTCTTTAGTTCTTTTGTCTCCTTTAAATTCGCTCATAATCTTCGTTTTTTAGGTCATCCCAGTCCTCTTGTATTTTATTTTTTATGTCTTGTTTTAGGTTTTTTAATGTGTTAAATATACTAACCCAACTTATATTGGTTTCCTCTGCTAGTTTTCGTATGCTCATATCTGTTTGACTGTACAGCTTCCACATCTTTTTATCATACCAATGCCAATCTTCAGAAACCTCATCTATCATAGTACATATTTTATGATAGGCTTGTTGTTCTTCTATATTGTCCTCGTGTTGTAGTTGCCACGTTTGTTCGTGGTCATCTAGTCTTATTTTTTTATATTTCTTCTTTTTGTTATAGTATTGATAGAACAAGCTACGCAATGTAAAATACATATACCCCCTGCTTACTTTTCCGTTTTTTATTATCTGTTCAGGCTTCGCATACTTTGTAAGTGCTATGTAACTTTCCATTACTATATCTTCAGCAAAGTTTTTCTCACCAAAACTTCTAACTATTGTAACCCATTCATTATGCTGCTCTGCTACTATGCTAAGCCATTCGGCTCTATCCATACTATTGTAATACTTAAAAATACTAGGCACACTTGTAGTGTATGTTCACGCCCATCATCATAGTCTGTAAAAGAATACAAACCTCCAACCATAAAACCAAGTATAGGTGCAAAATAAAACTCTGCTCTATTAGCTAAACCAATAGCAATAGAAACTAAACCTACAATACAAAGTGCTATTATAAAAATCAAAATAAAATATCTTTTAATTCACTAATTTTTGAATGTAATATATTCTTACCTAAAAATTCAAATCCTACATTGTTTTTCGACATACGAAGTCTTATTGGTTCTTCATAAGGTGTGCATCTCCCTCCTGTTTCTGTTTCTTTTATTTTTAAAACGTGCAAGTGTGAATACATCCAGTCAGTAGGATGCGATGTGTAACGATGGATACATATTACATCGTCTGCTCTGTTACCCCACTTACCTCCACCTTCAACAGATGCTAACCCTAATGGTGTTGGTAGGTTTTCATATTCGTGGTTGTTAGGATGTGTTCTGCGCATTGCTTCTGTGACACCGTGTGCATTTAAAAAAACAGCTACACTATTCTTTTTTGCAAACAGTCTAAGTTCAGAAGCCACCTGATAGTCGTACTCGTGACCACCGACACTCCTTAACAGTTGTGTATCTTTAGATAAAGAATTATATGGGTCTATTACTAAACCTTGAAAATCCCATACATCTTTTATTGCATTTACTTCTTTTAGTAACTCTTTATATGTGTACAGTTCTTCTACATCTATAATTTTAAAATATGTATTGCACCAATCAATGCTTTGTGATATTTCTTCTTTAGATGCTGTATGTATAGGTTTACCCATTTTGAACTCTATAATTTTGCGTACAATACTTTGTGGTGTATTCTCGCTAGACCATATAACAAATTTAAGTTTGTGTAGTACAGCCCATACTGTAAGCAGGTAACATATAACAGTAGTTTTACCTACGTTAGCGTGTCCTATAATTAGGTTAAAATTACCTTGTTTAAAACGTATGTATTCGTCTATATCAGGTATTCCTATTTTAAGACCTTCTTGTATCCTGCCTTCTTTAATATCAAATATCTTTTCTTTAATATTGTCTGTTGTTGCTATCATTAGTTTAAATCACCATTTGGTTTTATTGCATATTTGTTTGTTTCTTTTTCCCAGTTTCTTCTCATTCTATATGGATACCCTAAAAGTATATTTACATCGTAATTCCAAAAGTCATCAGGTATAGGGTCTCCGCATTTATATTTCTTTAGTGCCATAAAAAAAGGGGCTAAAAGCCCCCTGTTGTTTAAAAAGGTAAATCTACTTCTCGTGCCTCGTTCTGTTGGTTATTGGTTACTTCGTTTCTTTCTGCAACCCTTATACCATCTTCCGAAAGCCATCGTACAGCAGCGTTACCTAATGTTATAGGTTGTGCTTTATTTTCTCTTTCTTCTTTTGATAGTGTTTGTGTTACCCATACATTGTTACCGTATTGTGACTGGTTCTGTACCATCATTGTTATGTTGAGGTACTTCTTACCATTCTTACCTTCTACTAGCTTTGTTTTGTCAATTGCTGTAAGGTCGATACTTCCTGAAATAATTGCTGTTGTCTTTTTTTCCATACTACTTTAAATTTAAAATTATTATATTCTCCTATGTAATATACATTTTTTACTCTACACCTTTGCAAGTTCATCCTGTACTTTTTTAGATACCTTGTACTTAGACATAATTGCTTGAATGTTACCACCGCCTTGAATGTATTCTATTGCTTTACTATATTCAGGCGTGTTAGTGTTTAACCACTTTCTTTCTTGTGTCTTACCACTTGCTACATTACCATCATCATCTTCTGCTTGTAATGCGAGTAGTGACTGTAATGTGTATCGTCTGTAATAAGTTATAGCACTACCTAGTTTTTGTGGGTCGTTTAGTTCAGGTAATTTAAGTCCTGATATTACACCACCTGTACCTTCAACACAAATTATCTTACTATACACCATATCTTCTTCAATAGGTTGTATAAGCAGTAGCTTGTATTTTTTTAATAAAGGTTGTAGTTGTTTAAGTAGTGAGTTGATGTCAAAATACTTTGACTTGTAAAAAGGGTTACTAGCATCTTTGCTAATAGTTCCTATTTCTTGTTGTAGCTGAAATAGCTTTTGATTAATGTCTAGTTGTTTGCTCATAAAATATATTTTAAACTAAGTTACAAATAAATATTTAAATAAAAAAAGGGCAACATTTCTGCTACCCTTTCTTAATTAGAACAAACAATTATTAAAGTATTAAAGATACTTCCTAACTTCCTGCGAGTAATGTTCATACATATCTTGCAGTTCGTCAATAGTAAATTTAGTTATTTCATTACTTTTCTTATATAGTTCTTGTGACAAGTTATTACCAAGATATTGACTAAACTTATATTGTTCACCTGCTCTATATACATTACAAGCTACACATTGAGGCTTTACATTTCTTTCATCCCACCTTGTAGAATAATGTTTCCTACTCATAAAATGTCCCGCTTGAATACCTCCTGTTTTCCAATGTCCTACTTTACCACAAGTAACACACTTACAATACCCACGTTTATCAGCATTACTAAGTCTTACATACTGACTAAATACAACATCTATTTTTTTTACTAATTTACTTCGTGAAGGTTTTTTAGATGTTCTAGGCATTGTTTTTTTATTCATCCATATACTCTAATAGTAATTTACCTGTTTGTTCGTTTATACCTCTTATACAGGAGTATATGTGTTTAGAGTTTTTTTTTACTTCTTGTCTTTCTAGTAGTGTAGAATCAATACCTAAGTTAGCATACATATCACAGTCTAACGCTAACAACTCATCTGTTCTTTCTTTTATACTTTTTTGAAAGTTAATTGCTATTTCTTGTGCTAGTTGTTTAATGTCTTGTGTCATATATACGTTATTAGCCTCCACCCACCAAAGGTCGAAGTTTTTAAATTAAAAATCAATAAAATTAAAAAATGAAATATTAACAAACTACCTGTGCTTGTTGTTGCCCATTATCTTTTCTGCCCCTCTACTACCGAAGTAACCGATAAAAACAATAGTTAATAATTCTTTTATTACGTCTAGTTCGTCTAGTTGCATATACCACCCTATCACAAATGCTACTGTAAGAAATACTAAGGTAAGTGGTCTAACGTTTTGTGGTAACCAACCGCTTCTTGAATCAGCAACCCAACGTCTAGTAATACCATCAAACTCGTGTATCTCTTGCTCTAGTTTTTTAAGGGCAATCTCTTTGTCAGCGTCAGACATTTCCGACCCACCAATAATAGTCCTAACAACGTTCCCAATGGGAGTATCATTAGCAAGGCTACCGACAACATTGGGTATTTTTTCCAGTAAAAACTTACCAACTCCTGTATCTTTAAATTTCTTTTTATCTGACATCTAAAACCATTTCTCTGTATAGTGCTTGTGCTAAAAGTATTTCATTTGGACTTTCTATACAAATATCTTTTGTTAATTCTCTAAAGTCAGCTATCCTTTCTGTTCTCGCACTTGCACAGCTTGACATCGCTGCAACAAGTATCATTATCATTATTGTTTTCATAACGTTTGTATGTTTGTTGGAGCATTATTGCTTCCGTTAGTTTGTCGATACTTTTGCGTATCTCTTTTAATTCGTTTCTTAGTCCGTTAGACTTTACTTTAACTTCGTTCATTTTTTTTTGCTTGTAACAGTCCTCTTTCGTATTCAGCTTTTTTTTCTATTTCTAGTATTCTCTTTTCTAAATTATCTATCACTTCTATTTTTTCGTCTAACCTATCGTGTACTAAGTGTATTTCATCTTTCAAAGCTGTAAACTCCGCAAATATTCCACCTGCTGTAAAAACAGTAACTACAAAAGATACTACTAACGACAGGTTATCTTTAATAAAAGTATCTGCCATTTTACTTTTTCTTAGCAGGTTTGTTTCTGCCATTCTTTTGCGCCCTTGTACAATGACTATACTTACCTCTTCTGTTTAATGACTTTCCCATCTATTGTACTACCTGTTGTATTAGTTGTACACCCATACACATTCAGCAGGTTTTGCGGTATCAACGTCAAGATGTATGAAGGTGTTAGCAATTCCAATTCTGTTAAACCCAAGTTTAAATGCCTCGTTGAGTAAATCGTGTCTATCCCCTGAAGCTGTACAAGCAATGTCAACTGCAAGTCCTTGCAAGTGACTGCTGTTGGAAACTCCACCGACCTTAGCATTGTGGGATTCTGTACGGTATCCACTTGTAATACGAATGGGCTTTCCGTATCGTTCTCTAAGTAAGTCGATTTTGTACAAGAGACCATTGTCCATATAATTACCAGAACCTTTTTCATCTGGCGAATCAAATTCACTTATGTCAAAATATTTCAACTCCATTAAAAAAATATTACGCTTAAAATTCCTGCAACACAGATACCAATACCTACCATAATTAATAAGTCTAATGCCTCACCACTTTTGTATTTAGTATCAAACCAGTTTTTTACTTGTGTTAGTGTAGATTTTATTTTATCCATTACTTATCGTTTAGTTTTTTCTTTGCTGTCTCTCTATCGTCAAAGTCAAGTGCTGCTTTTAATACTAGGTTATCCATCATATTATTCTGTGTTTCTAGCATTTGTTTCTGTAAGTCTATAACCATAGCTTCTAGGTTATCCTTAGCAGCAACTAGCAACTCTATTTGATGTTCTTTCTTTTCTAGTGATGACTTCAACGCTTGTACATCATCAGGCTTACTACCTGTTATTGTACTTACAATAATACCAATACTAGCAGAAATAGTACCTATCATCATCATAACAACTTCCTTGTTGGTTTCTAATACAGGGTATTGAATTAGTGCAATTATAATTCCTATAATAATAAGAAAAATAAACAGCGACCCTACATAGTGACGAATCTCTTTAGCTACTCCGTTTCTTGGCATATTCATTTCAGTTTGTCTTTTATTTGTATTACAGTCCAGATAAGTGATGCTATAAGCACAAGCGTACTCAACATCATATTTATATTTGCTAGGCTAAAACCTACTGCCATTGAATTAATTATATACAATCTTAAATTTTCCATTATGCTATTGCTAGATAGAGATAAGTACCTGATGAATTATTGTAACTAGCATCAGTAGTAATTATTTCAAATCCAGTCGAATTAAAATTAGCAGCACTAAATGTGCCTTCTGAATTAGATAAGTTAGGATACAACTCCTTGTTTCTTGGGTTGCTTGGAGACCTACCACTATCTAATATTCTCCAATTAGCAGTAGCATCTGTTCTTTTTATCATTAAAAATCTAGGTTCAAACCCAGTTGTGATTGAATTAGAAGAAGAACCATTACCCGAATAACTACCTATTTTTTGATAGCCTTCTACTGAGTGAAAGCAGTAGGCAATCATTTGTTCATTGTGAGAATAGTCAGAAGTAAATACGGTTGAAGTTGGTAATG